AACTGTTGGTACAACAGGAACTAAAGGTGCAGGTGCGACAGTAGAGTTTACTGGTCCTTCAAAGTATTCTCCTATTGACCCTAAGGTTCAGGCTGCTCTTGATAAAGCAGCAGCATCTAAAAAAGCAGCAGATGAAAAAATTGCTATTGCTAAGGCTAAGTCTGAGGAAGCAAAAAAGAAGGCTGCTGATGCTAAGGCTAAAATAGATGCTGCTAAGGCTAAAGTAGATGCTGCTAAAAAGAAAATTGCTGATGCTAAAAAAGTAACTGATGAAAATACTGATGATGACCCTGATGATGTTCCCGGTACTGGCGATTTTGCTGGTAAATTTATCTCAACTAAATCAGTTAAAGTTAGTGGCGGAACAAATCTTTTCAATGTTTTCTCAAACGGTAAAGGTGGAACATACGAGGAATTTGTTGCCTTTATTCCTGATGATGCAGGTGGAGATGATACTGAAAGTAATCTTAGGGCTGCTGAACTTCTTACAGAGGAAAAGCGCGATAGACAACGCACAGCACTAGAGGAATTTGTTTCTATTCTTTCAGGTGCAGGTCTTAGTGAAATGGCTGATGAAGTCAATAAAATGATTTTAGAGGATAAAACTGCTGCACAAATTAAACTTGAAATTCGTAAAACTAAATCTTATGAAGCACGCTTTCCGGGTATGAAGGCTCTTAGCGATAAAAACCGTGCTATTACCGAAGGCGAATACATTGACTTAGAGCGTGGTTATTCACAGACCCTTCGTGCTTATGGTCTTGATGAAAAGATTTATGGCGAGCGTTCTGACCTTGGAACTTACATTTCTAACGAAGTTAGCGCCCGTGAGTTTGAGGAACGAGTATCGCTTGCTAAGGACCGTGTATCATCTCAAAAGGATGTTATGCAGGCTCTTGGTGAAATGTATGTAACAGAAGCAGATGCTGTTGGATACCTTCTTAACCCATTAAAGGCAATGGATGTTATTAAGAAGCAAGTCCGTGCTGCTGAAATTGGTGCTGCTGCTGCTAACGCTAGGTTCACACTTGGCGCAGATGCTGCTGCTCGCTCTAGGGAAGCAGAGGCATTGATTGGTGCAACTGGTACATCAGATGTAGCCACATTAAAACAAGAGTTTGGTAAGGCAAGAATACTTGCTGATACTCAATCACAACTATCTAAACTTGAAGGCGAAACCTACAACGAACTAGAAGCAGCACAAGCCGTTGTTGGTGGCGAGCAAGAGAAGTTGTTAAAGTCAAAGCGCAGAGCAGAGCGTGAAGCAATGTTCCGCTTTGGTGGTCAGTCAGGCGTAGGTGCTTATTCACTACGCAGTACGACTAACCAATAATTAGGTTCCTTATCTGACCGACCAGCCCGGATAAGTGTAAGAAGTCTGGTAGCAATAGCCAAGGTATGTTCCCCTACATGCATTGTGGATTGCGAATACAACAACCAATGAAAGGGAGATGGCTAAATGAGCCAAAATAACGAGTATGATGACGAGTTTGATGACTTCGGTGACGAAGGCACGGATGTAGTTAAGCAACTCCGTAAAGTAAATCGCACGCTTGAAAAGCGTGCAAAAGAACTAGAACAGGAGTTGAAAGGACTGCAATCGCAGACCCGCCAGCGTACTGTAAAGGATGTGTTACAAGCCAAGGGCATTAACCCAAAGATTGCTGCGTTCATACCGCAAGACATTGATACTTCTGAGGAAGCAATCAATGGCTGGCTAAATGAATACGGTGATGTATTTGGTTCAACCCAAAACGCTAATTCAGAGCAGGCTTCAAATAACAATTCACTAGATGTTTCTGCTAATGCAAGAATTAACCAAGTGGTTTCAACAGGACAAGTTCCGGAAGTTGACTCAGATGCTATGGCTAAAATTCTAGCAGCAGGTAACGCAGATGAATTAAATCGCATCCTTGGATTAAATTAACCAACTACCAATCTAAAGGAGTAATGACTCATGGCAGATACCAATACCACAGCCCTTGCAGGCTTGGTCAAAACTGCGTATGACCGCTATGTTGAGTTCGCTCTCCGTTCGCAACCGCTAGTTCGTAGCGTTGCAGACAAGCGACCAGCACAGCAAGCAATGCCGGGGTCAAGCGTTGTATTTTCACTTTACAATGACTTGGCAGCGGCTACTTCTGCACTTTCAGAGGCAACAGACCCTGATGCAGTAGCACTATCAGATGTATCAACAACTTCTGTAACACTTGCAGAATACGGAAATGCATCTCTTGTAACTCGTAAGTTACAACTATTCTCTCTATCAGATGTGGACCCAGCAGTTGCAGACATCATTGCCTACAACATGGCTGACTCACTTGATAAGATTGCAATGGAGAGCCTACGCCAAGGAACAAATGTTCTTTACGGCGGTTCAGTAACTTCAACAGCAACCGTTTCATCTACTGATACCCTAACATCTGCAAAAATCCGCCGTGCAGTAGCCAAGTTGCGTAGCAACAAGGCTGTTCCACGCCAAGGTTCTTTGTACTGGTGCGGTATTCACCCTGAGGTTTCACACGACCTTCGTGCTGAAACAGGCTCAGTCGGATGGCGCGACATCCATGCTCAAACAGACTCTGCACAGGGTAACCTATGGGCTGGAACAATCGGAACATACGAAGGTGCTTTCTTTGTAGAAACACCACGCATGTACGAAAAGGCAGAAGGTGCTAGTCAGTCAACCTTCACAACTACAACCACAACAACATCTGCATCAGGTGCAACAACAATTACTGTTGCATCAACATCAGGTATTGATGTCGGTGATGGTGTAGCGATTTCTGCAACAACTGGTTCAAGCACACTTGTTTCAGCAATTAACGGTGTAGTTCTCACCCTTTCAGTAGCAACAACTGCTGCTGTAACATCAGGTGCGACTGTAACTGTTACACCTAAGACAAATGTATTCCGCACAATCCTTGCTGGAAAGCAGGCTTTGGCAGAAGCAGTTGCACAGGAACCGGGCGTAGTTATCGGACCTGTTACTGATAAGTTGATGCGTTTCCGCCCAATCGGTTGGTACGGCGTACTTGGTTTCGCCCGCTACCGTGAGGATGCGTTGTTCCGCATTGAAACTTCATCTAGCATCTCTGACTAATTTCGGAGATTAGTACCGGGGTGGCGGGTGTTTAAACGCCCGCTACCCTGTTACACTAAGGAGAGTTATGGCATACCAATTTACACCACCTACCGTCAAGGAAACCCCTGCTGGCGGACACACGCTATTTGAGCGTATGGGTATCAACCGCGGGATTAGTGTCCTGCGTGTAAACGGAGTGTATTCGTCATACCGTTACCCAAGCCAAACTCAGACTTTAGAAGCAGACGAAGTGTATTTAGGTGGACATGTGTACGACATTGATGACCAAACAAGAACAAGACTCATAGCAGCAGGCTATGGAGATTACATAACAACGGTTTAAACATGGCATGTAGAACTGGTTGCCCAACACAAGACCACGAAAATTGGGGCGAGTGCCTAAAAGCATCTAACTTAGAGTTCAGCACAGGTGATGCAAATAGTGCAAAAGGTATGACTGAGAAAAAATGGAACGCTGAACTTAATGCCTATGCTGCTGCAAGAGCGCAAGGTATTCAACCTGCGGGAACTTCCATGGCAAAGATTAGAGATGCTGTTGAGAAATCTGATAAGGCTGGTAAAGCCTTTGATGCAAATACGGGGACATTTAAGGGGTAACAATGACTGCCATTGTAGGTATTCAGGGAAAAGGCTGGGCGTTAATCGCAGCAGACTCCATGACTACCTATGACGACAAACCATACTATGCAAAAGGTGTGGATAAAATTACCAAAAAAAATGACTATGTATTTGGATTTTCAGGTGATGCCATTGCAGGCAACATTGCAAACTATCTTTGGAACCCACCAAAAGTAGTCAAGACAATAGCAACAGATGTATTTATGCAGACAAAAGTTCTGCCTTCCTTACGGGAAGCAATGATTGAGAACGGGTATAACCCCGATACAAGTAAAGATAAAGATGCCGGGTTTGATGCACTTATCTGTTTAAACGGTGTTATCTACGAAATTGACCAAGACTACTTATGGTCAAGAGATGACCGTGGTTTGTATGCGGTAGGCAGCGGTGGCGATTTAGCCCTTGGTGCATTAGCAGCAGCAGGCATGAGCAAGAACTCTATTAAGAGCGTTGAGGCTGTGGCTCGTAGAGCAATCAAGATTTCCGCTGATTACAACATAAGTGTTGGCGGAGATGTAAAAGTCATAACACAAAGGAGTAAGTAATGTGTGCTGAGTGTGGATGCTATGGTGCTGTTGAACCTTACGGCGTAGGCGGTAGGGAAGTAAGCAGTAAACCAACAGAAGCAAGTTTAAACAAGGTCACAGTTCAACCCGGTATGTATCACAAAAACAACATGGAAATGGAGAACGAATAATGCCAATGGTAAACGGAAAGAAATTCCCATACACAGCAAAAGGTAAGGCTGATGCTAAAAAAGCAGCCAATGCACCAAAGACACCTGCAAAGAAAGCAGCAGTTAAGCCAATGAAAAAAGCAGTTAAGTCAATGAAAAAAATGGGGATGATGTAACAATCATGCCTGCCAAAAAAGACCCACGATTAGCAAGAGCAGGTGTAGCAGGCTTTAACAAGCCTAAGCGTACTCCAAGTCATCCGACTAAATCTCATGTTGTTGTGGCTAAAGAAGGCTCGCAAGTAAAGACAATTCGTTTTGGACAGCAAGGCGTGACTGGTGATAGACAACCAACTGCACGCCAAGCATCCTTCAAGGCTCGTCACGCTAAGAACATTGCCAAGGGCAAGATGTCGGCAGCGTACTGGGCAGACAAGGTGAAGTGGTGAAAAAGAAAGCATTTTGGGATACAAAAAATCCTAACAAGAAATCTACTCCATTGACTCCTGCACAAAAGGCTAAGGCAAAAGCAGCAGCAAAGAAGGCTGGTCGCCCTTACCCCAACCTTGTTGATAATGCAGCAGCAAAAAGAAAGGCTAAGTAATGGCAACTGGTATTGCAGGAAGCACACTTACAGGTGAACTCAATCGCCTTGCAGGTATTACTAGCGTTACATCTTACAAAGCCCCACAGGGTGCAGCCAATACCTATGCTGGTACAACAGGCTTAGGTCTTATTGCTGCCCTTAATTACAAGGCTAGTTCATCCCGACAACCAAAAGACTATAAAGGTTTAAACGCAATTTGTAATGAACTTGCTAGTACAACTGGAAAGTCTGCGGTAGATGCATTGAGGTCTATTAACCTATGAGTACATTTAACCAATTAACTGAGCGTGTTGATACATTATTGCATGGCTATACGGTTAACTCCGAAGCCAGCACATGGCTAACAACTAGCGCAACAACTTCTACAACTTCCCTTACTGTATTTGATACATCAGTAATTGGTCGTGGCTACATACAAATCAATGATGAAATGATGTATGTAAACACCGTTAACCCAGCATCAAGCACATTAACACTTGCCCCTTGGGGTCGTGGACAACGCGGTACTACCGCTGCTGCTCATGCTGCTAACGATAGAGTAACTGTTTCTCCATTGTTCCCACGCAATGAAATTAAGCGTGCTATTAACGACACCATCAATGCTGTTTACCCAGCAATCTTTGGTGTTGGTCAAACAGAGTTTAGTTTCGTGGCTGCTAAAACAACTTATGATTTACCTGATGAAGCAGAAAACATTTTAAACCTTACTCACTCAGTCATAGGTCCAAGCAACGAGTGGCTTCCAGTTCGTGCATGGCAACTAGACCGATTGGCTAATCCAACAACATTTGGCACAGGTGGCAATCTAGGAAAGAGCATCAGCGTTTACTCTCCTATCGTACCGGGGCGCAAAGTCAATGTTGTTTATTCAAAGCGCCCAACTTTATTGTCGGCAGCAACAGATGAGTTCACAACAGTTACTGGCTTGCCGTCATACGCTGAGGATGTAATCATTTATGGCGCAGCCTTTAGGATGATTTCCTTCCTTGACCCTTCTCGCCTTGGTCCGCAACACGCAGCAGCAGACTTGCTTGACTCACAACAAACTGCTCGTTCAGGCGAAACCGCAGCACGCTTCCTGTTTGGTGTTTACCAACAGCGTTTAAACGAGTGTGCAGAAAATCAACGCAGACAATTCCCAGTCCGCAGTCACTATCAAAGGTAGGTAAATAAATGGCAGCAGGAGATGCAGGCTCACCAAAACGGTACTATTCGGCAACAGCGGTAGAAACAACTATTACTGCTGCTATCCCTTCGGCATCACAAGGAGATACTTATACATCCTTTGTTGTTGCATCAACAAGCGGATTTGCTGCAAGTTTTCCTTATACACTTCTTGTTGACCCCGACACTAACAAAGAGGAAGTAGTCACAGTCACCGCTGGTACTGGCACAACTCTTACTGTTACCCGTGGTCAAGACAGCACACAAGCAGTAGCACACTCTGCTGGTGCAACAGTTCGCCATGCTGTATCTGCCCGTGACTTCCGTGAACTACAAACTCACATTGCTAGCCGTGGTTATGATGCCGACTCAGGCATTATGACTAACATTGAAACACATGTTCACGGTCTTGGCTCAGGTGATGGCTCAGTAGTAGGTACATCTAAGGCTCAAACCCTTAGCAATAAAACTCTTTCAGGAACAATTACTTCTAGTGCTGCAACATTTACTGGCGGTACTTTCTCTAGCGGTACTATTACAAGCACAACAATTACATCATCTACAATTACAAGTTCTGTTATTGCTAGTGGTGGAATTGCATTTGAAGGCTCTACTGATGATGGCTTTGAAACCACACTTACAGTAGTTGACCCAACCGCTGACCGTACTATCACGCTTCCAAATGTGACTGGTACTGTTGCAATCCTTGATGCTGCACAAACTATTTCTAATAAGATTTTTTCAAGCAACACGCTAGGTTCTGACCTTGCTGCTGGTGGATTTACCGTATCAGGTCTTGCTACACCATCTGCTAACTCAGATGCTGCTACCAAGGCTTATGTAGATACTCAGGTTTCTAACCTTGTTGACTCAGCACCGGGAACACTTGATACTCTCAATGAACTTGCTGCTGCCTTAGGTGATGACCCTAACTATGCAACAACTATTACCAATGCTTTAGCAGCAAAATTATCTTTAAGCGGTGGCACTATGACTGGTGCTATTGCCATGGGTACAAACAAGATTACTGGTCTTGGTACACCAACCGCTGGTACTGATGCTGCTACAAAAGATTACATTGATACTATGGCAACATCTGCTGGGGCATCTGCTACCGCTGCTGCTGCTAGTGCTGCTGCTGCTGCAACATCAGCAACATCAGCAGCCACATCAGCATCTAGCGCTGCTGCTTCATACAGTTCAGTTGTTGGTTTAACTGGCGCAGGTATTTTGCGCGACATGGGTTCAATTACTGAAACAGATACAACAAGTAGCACTTATTTAAACATTGCTACGATTGCAACATCTGCTTCAAACTCTGCTAGCGCTGCTGCAACAAGTGCTACTAGCGCTGCTGCTAGCGCAACTGCTGCTGCAACAAGCGCGACAAGTGCAGCAACTAGCGCAACAAGCGCAGCAAACTCTGCCACCGCAGCAGCCACTTCTGCAACATC